AACGGATGGCACACCCATGAATGAAAAAGAGGTTGCCGACGTAGTGTATAATGAGCTTCGTAAAAAAGCATTGGAAGGAAAACTAAAAACAGCTTCAGGGCCGATAAAGCCGATTATTGAGGATAAAATACATGAAGTCAATAAAGATATTACCGATTTACACACGTCTGACGATGACAAGCAAAAGGCAGAACTCAATCAATTGCTGCATGATAATTTAGATCAAATTAGGGTGAAGATGCCCACTATGGAACAACCAATCAAAGATGCCATTGCAGAAAACCGTCCTGAAGATATATTTAGGGAAATAGCATCGCAGGCTATGGAGACTACTAAGGTGGATGGTAAAGAAGTTAGTTCCCGCGCCCCAACCGAAGAAATATTTGGCAAAGCGGTAGTTGACAAGGCTATCGAATTATCTAAACAAAAAATAAAAGAAAATGGCAAAACCAACGCCTCCGAAGCCGAAGGGCGGCAAGGGAAAGTAATCGAAAAACCAGCGGATGCGGCAAATCAGGGTGCTGCATCTGCCTTGGTTCCTAATTCAGAAACGATTCATTCGACGACAAATTTCAGAACATGGGATTTGGGCGACATGGAAGGGAAGCCAGAGGATGAGGCGGCCAAAAAGCATCTCGAAGGTGTCGTAAGGGAATGGGATACAAAACCAGCCGGAACACAGGGAGAAACATTTGGCGAATTCATAAATCGGGTTATCCCTTCATTCGATAAGATTCTGAAAGAAGAACCAGAAAACACGACTATTGTCACGCATAGTTCTGTATTGAAAGCATTCAAGGTGTGGGATGAAATGGGGCGTCCAGAAATAGATAAGATGACAGATGAGCAGAAAAAAGAATTTGCAGACGCTTATAACAAGCAAGAAACGCATAATGGAGACTTGGATACGTTCAATGGAACTAACGGTGATGTTCACGTTATAAGGCACGGGCAGACGGAAGATAATGAAAAAAACAATTTCCGATCTGGTAATACTAACCTGACAAAAAAGGGGATTAACGATGCTGGCAACGCTGGACGGGAATTGAAAGATAAAACAGGCGGCGACGTTCCAAAAATAATAACCTCTGACTTACCAAGAGCTATTCATACATCAAATATTATAAACGATAAATTAAAAGAAAATGCCATACCAGAGCATCAAGCAGGAACGGTGGGCGCACACGCCAGCGGGGACGAAGGCGCTGGGGGGAGCGGCCAAGGTGAAGGAATGGGATCAAGCCAGCAAGGGCAAACATCTCCTATTCCGGGCGCACCGGCCAACGGGGAAGGCGGCGCATTACCTCCAAAAGAAGGCGTAGGGAGTCCATTGTCTGTAGAAGACTCTGAAAATACATCAGGTATAAAACGAGTTATCTCTGAAGAACTCCGAACCACTATTGGGCTACCGCAAGTAGAAATGAAAAAATTGGGTAGTGATTCCGAGAACCTACAAGCCGGAAAAGAGGCCGTTGATTCTGGTAAAATAGAGCCTCGTGTTGTAGCTATGAGAGTATTTTCTGATGGGCAAGGCAAAGGTATTTATACGCCAGAAGAAGGATGGGCCATGCAGTATTATTCTCATCAACTAGCGCAGGTAGAAAAATATTTGCGCTCGGCACTCCATGAGGCGAATACTGCGCTTAATAAAAATCCAGATAATACAGAAGCCGCTACTGCAAAAGATATTGCAATGCAGCGATTGGGGCAATTGGATGATGAAGTTGATTTAAAAACAAGAGCCGATAGGATTAATAGTAATTCGTGGGGAGGACTTGGGAATGCAATGAGTGCAGAGACGGATGAAAGTTTCAGTCCTTCCAGAAATAAGTCTATTATCTCCGAAAATTATGGTGGGAAAATTCCTGAAGATGTTCAAAAAAGGTTAGATCAGGCTTTTGCAGAACGAGATAAGGCTCTTGCTGATTTGAAAGAGGCCAAAGAAAAAGTGGCCGAACAGGAATTGAAGAAAGATGCAGACAGATCGCCTTCTGTCGCAAAGACCATAAGAGATAAAAAGGCCGCGCTAAAGAAAGAACGTGTCGGGTTAATAGAAGAATTAAAGCAGGCAATAAAAAGAGATTCTAATCAATTGGGCGCAAACCCACTACCGATACATACTATAGAAGCCGTAAGTAAACTAGCTCTTAATTATTTTAAGGATGGCGTCTTAAGCGTAGAGGGGATAACAAACAGGATTTATGACGATTTGAAGGATGTGGTTAAGGGGATAGACAAAAACCAGATTAGAGAAGCCGTAGCCAACTATCAACCTTTAGCCAGAGAGCAGGCTACTGAAAAAGCTAAGAAAAAGGCGTCCAATTTGGAAGTGGATATCGAAATGGTAGAGGGAAGAAAAAAGACAAATCCAAAGTATACAATGGAATTGCCTGAGAAAAAGCCAAAAGTACCATTCGAAAAGGACATGGAATACAGAAAGGCAAACCAGAGATTGGTAAACGCAGAATTTAAAATTAAAAAAGAAAAACTACGATCTTATGCTGCTAAAGAAACGAAATTTCAAAAAACATTAGGCTGGATAAATAGACTCACTAGATTATCTGTTCTTTCTGGCGTTAATGTTTTAGAAAAATTGGCGGCAGCGGCTACAATAGGTAGTGCATCCCAGAAACCAATAGAAGAAACGCTGAACGGTCTGTGGGGAAAAACCTTCCCAGAAATAAGAGGCAAGGCTGATATAGACATGGGGGCTAATGCTGCGGCTACTGGAAAATATTATTCAGAATTTCTGAATCCAGAAAAGTTTTTAAAAGACTCGAAAGATATTCTTAAAAGTGGTGAGACGAATTTGGGTAAAGAATTGGAGAAGCAATTAAACAATCATATCCCTATCTTAGACTTGCCTACGGATTTGCACCAAGTAATAAAGGCTCCTGCTAAAAGAGCAATGTTTGAATATTCGTTGGCTAAAATTTTGGATGATCAAAGTAGAAAAGGAATAGACATCAATCATCCGCTTATAATTGAATCTGCTAGGCAAAGAGCTTTTGCGAGAGCTAAATATGAAATATTTCAAGAAAGTAATGATGTAAGCAAATGGATGAATAAAAAGATGTCTGAATGGGGTGATCAAGGAAAGACGGGGGCGCTAAAACAATTCCTAACCAGACTAGCATTACCCGTAAGTACCGTGCCGACAAATATTGCCAGAAGAGTAGGACTATATACTATTGGCCTACCCAAAGCATTGTTGTATGACATTCCTACCGCCTATTCTAAAGGCATAGAGAATTTAACCGAAGATGAAGCCAATCACATAGGCAGAGCATTGACTAAAGGAAGTATTGGTCTTGCGCTTTGGATGACAGGATATTTTGGGTACAAATCAATGGGAGGGATGTACACGAAATATGATCCGGATAAAGAACGAAAAAAAGACCAAAGCCATACACTGCATGACCAATTGGAATTAATGAATGCGCCAATTAGTAGACCGTGGCAGCATGCACTCCCATTTCAGATAATGCAATTGGGTGCTACTTTCAGACACATCTATGAGCATTCGGCACAAAAAAATAGCGATCCATTTGCGATTGCGCAAGCAACAATGGGAAGCACTGGCGCTATATTAGACCAGATACCAATAATAAATCGCGGAGTAGAAGCAATAACAGCAACTATGGACCCGTATCAAGGTAAAAAACTTGGAAATGATTTCCTGAGAGAATTTGAACCACAAATATTGAGAGATTTGGGGGTTATAAAACCAGATAAAAAAGCCAGTGGTGGTGGCGCTGGGGCTGGCGGTCATTATGGAGGGGGGCATTCTGAATGATTGGGAAAAATTACGATATGGGAATAGGCGAACCGGCTGGATATGTGCCAATAACAAATCAGCAACGTACTGACTGGAATAATTTTTTGGATTCCAAACAGTCATTACCGGTTTACACTAAATCTAACCCGGATTTTTCTCTCACATCTAAGCAATTGCCTTTTATTCAATATGAGCAAAATCAATTAAGAAATGGGGACACATTCGGAAATTTAAATCCAGTCGCTACGGCATATATAAGAAGCGGGTTAACTGATGCTTATTTGAATAAGCCAGTAAGTAACATGCCCGGATATTATCCCCAACACAAAGATTTCGGCACAGATATAGAAGGGTATTATAATTCAAAAGTTGGCCTAGCGCCGACTACTACAGCGCCAGAAATAATAGCCAAAAATCCAACATCGGTCGCCCCTTTAGTTACTTCTGAGAATAAGCCGCCTATCCCAACAGGATCAATACCAAGACCAAATTATATTGATAGCGGATCAAGGATTAATTATCTGCAACAGTGGGCAAAAAAATATGGCGATCTACAAGGTAGAGGGGACACGGTTATGAAAGTTAATGAAGTGCCCAGAACTGGTTCCGGAACATCGGAGCAATTGGCTACAAAATTCGGTAAACAATATGGAATTGATCCGGCACTTCTTTATACATCTGCAATGGAGGAAGGGATGAGTGGTCTATATAAAAATATTAATGGAACGGATACTAAAGGCAGGAAGCCGGGCGAATATGGTTATCAAGATTATTATGATGATAAAGAATTTCCAATTAATGGAGGGCAAAGCTTCGGGTTTCAAACATTCACTGAACGGTTCCCGGATTTAGTAAAAGGCGGCTATTTGCCAAAAGAATTTGCAAGTCAATTCAGGGGATCGAAAGCCTCATCAGAGGATGATAACCCACTTCATGATGCTAATAATTTCAAAACGGCAGACGCAGCACTCCAAGCCAAGGCCGCAATGATGAAATACGGCCAAGATTACGTCAAACGGCAAGCAAGTCAAAATAATATACAGTTAAGCCCAAAACAGTTAGAGTTTTTTACCCTCGCTTGGTTCAATGGGGGTGAAGGCGCAGTCAAAAAAAGATTACCAGAATATAAATCTAAAGGGTATTTAAATAATGATGATTTTATAAATCAAAGACCGCCTGAAGAAAAAGGGAAACCATCGAATTTAGATGTCTATGGTCACATAGTCGGTAGAATGAAAATGAGAGACAATTTAAAAAAAGAAGGGTATTTTGAGTAAAAAATTATATATTCGCTAAACTATTAAAAGCCATGCCATTAACGGCAAGTTTTACAGTAGCGGCTACTTCGGACGAAACCGCCGCTTTTTTAACCGATACGTCAACCGGATCGGACGTTGCCATCACGGACAGAAAGATACTTCTGTATGATATTTCCAACACTTTATTGGGTACTTATGATTGGCCGATAGCCGATTCTTCTATAACAATCAACCCATTTACAAAAGACATAAGCGTCAATGTGGTCGTTAATTGGGTAGATGTGGACGGGAATACTTTGTACACATATTCTTTGTTGTTTGCTGCTGTTCAGTTTGCCGTACAATTTTTGTATTCTCTAATTCAGCAATTACAGGCCAAGCCGACGAAAGTGAATGATCAGGTTTTCTTCGACAATTTGAAACTATTAGATTTATTGATCGATTCGGCGCAATTAGCTATTGATACTGGCGGCGATCAATATTCAGCAGAAACGTGTATTTCTCTTTATCAAAACATGATCAATAATCAAATATCATTCTTTTGAGCCAACAGTTAAATATAGCAACAATTTTGTCTATCGCTAAAATATGCCAATATACTGATGTTGTATCTGTAGGAAGCAATATTGCTTTGAAAGGTGGAGATATAAATCAGCGACAGCCAGTGCTAATTAACATTGTAAGAAAATCTGTTCAGAATAGATTTAATTTAAATTCATCCGACTTTACATTGAGGGATACTGCCAATTATCTTTTGTCTTTATTGAGGCAATGGCCGTTAGCTCAAAATATCTTTAACAAAATTTCCGCTGGCATCGCAACAATAAGCAATCCAGCTGATCAATCGATAAATGTAGGTCAGTCGGCTACTTTCACAGTAACAGTTACATCACCAACTGCCTATACAGTTGCTTGGTATCGTAATGGAGTGATTATTCCGGGAGCAACGGGGTTATCTTATACACTAACGAACGCTCAATTAACGGATAGTGGTGCAATGTTTTCGGCTATTGCGACAAACGCGGCTGGGCCAGTTTCTTCTAACACGGCTACTCTGACGGTTACGGCGTTATTGACGGCACAATGGTGGTTTGGGTCAACTGATCCTTATGCTGCGTTGAGCGCTGGAAGCGATACACTTTCTTATCAAATTAATCAAACTATTACGCATGACGCCGCTATAACTATTAATTATCCAATAGGTGCCGAAAATAATCAATTCAATGTACTGAGATACCCAAATACGGAGAACCAAAAGACGACTTGGTTTAATACAAATTTAAATAATGGAATTATAGGCGATCCGCAGATGAGAAATATTTTGAACATAAATAATTTTTATTACATAGTTAGCAGAGTGGCTATGTCTCTTGATAATGTAACAACTTCTTTGACGTACACTTAAATATTTGAGCATGAAAACATGCCATAGGATCGCTCTACTGGATAAATACCGGTCAGCGGTCCTAACGACAGTTATCTTATCGTTTTTTATGTTTGCCAAAGGGCAAACCACATACAATCCCTCGCAACCTCCGGGGATGTATCAGACTTTAAATAAGCCAATAGGGTCGGGGCAAGCGTTTAACGTAGAGGCCAGAAGCCTAAAGGCCGATTCTGTTAATTTTGTGTATAGGCCATACAATGGGACAAGCGAGGTTTTGTCCTATCTTAATCTTCCAAAATACCGGTATGGCTGGTTCCCTATTTTTGTTAACGTAGGCGGCTCCCTTCAAAGTAATGGGACATTTATCGGCGGCCAAATACAAGTTTATTGGTTCCGAGATGGGACAGCAGATGGTAATTTAATCAGATGGTACACCGATTCAACTAGCGCATCGGGAGCCTTTTTTGCCATAGCCAATAATCTTTCCGAAGGAAATCCGGGACTGATTAAAGGGAATCTTTCTTTGGATTTGGTTACCAACACAAGCGATGCCCAAAAATGGATTGCTACAGCGACATTGACAAATAAAACAATGTCGGGCTTAAGCAATACGTTTACAAATATTCCCAATTCAGCCCTACAAAATAATGCTATAGGGTTAAGCATAACTAGCAACGCAGGATCGGATATTTCTGTCACAACGACTCCCGCCTCTCTGGGAACTTCTTTGGTATTTAATGTGCCAACTGCAAGCGGAAGCCAGCGCGGCGCTTTAGCTCCCGGCGATTGGGCTATTTTTGCAGCTAAACAAAATGCAATAACGCTTACTACCTCAGGTTCAACCGGCCCTGCAACTTTTATAGCAAATGTGTTGAATATACCGCAATATGTATCGGCAACGCCGTGTTTTAATTGCAACGCGGATTCTTTAATGACCTTCCCATTTGACACAACGAATACAAGGAATAATTACGTAATAGCATACGATAGTGTTAATCGGAAATTATTTTTGACGCCTCAAACGGGCGGCGGCGGCAGTGGGATTAACCAATTGACGGGGGATGGAACTGCTGGCCCCGGATCAGGAAGTCAAGTGTTTACATTAGCTACTGTAAATAGCAACGTAGGAACATTTGGAAGTGCCACCACTGTTCCGCAAATTACACTTAATGGGAAGGGGCTGGCAACGGCGGCCGTTGGCGTATCCATACAAATAGCCGAAAGTCAGGTAACAAATTTAACTACTGATCTTGCCGGAAAAGTCGGAACGTCTTTAAACTCGGGGCAGATATTTGTTGGAGGAGCGGCCAATGTCGTAAATAATGTTACGCCGTCGGGAGCCGTTTCGATGACGAATACGGGAGTTTTTTCGTTGACCGCCAATTCTGTGGCTACGTCAAATATTCAAGCTAACGCGGTCACCTTGGCTAAAATGGCGACCAATACTTCAAATACGCTTTTGGGTTATGATGGAGTGGGAAATCCAGTGGATGTAACGCTGACAACAACAGGTACAAGCGGTACGGCTAGTCTAGTTGCAGGCGTTTTGAATATCCCACATTATTCAGATGGGCAAACATTAACCTATACACAGAACGCCACTAATAACACCCTTGCAATAAGCGGTGGAAATACGCAAACGTTTTTGACAGCCACAACTAATCTAGCTGGTTTAATGGACACGGCAAGAACCAGATGGGTAGATAGTGGCAGAAATAGGCTTTTCTCGTTTGCCTTTGTTCAAGGATTGCAACCGGCAGGACTGGATAGCGCTCAGCTTGGTGGTTCTTTTTATAAGCCAGATACACTTGATTTTGCGTATCAGCCTTTCTTGTGGCAGCATGTCACAAGTGCTAGTTCTTTATCTGTGGGAGATTCAGTTACGCTCATAGCATCTAATGGTCAGGTGAAAAAAGGGGCGACTACTTTATTCGGCGGAATAACAGCAGCGCAGGTCGCATTTAATCTCCCGCAAAAAATATCAAGCCCGTTGGGCATATCCTATTGGAACGACTACTTTTTTTCTTCGTCTGGGGCTATACAAAATTACACTACAGCAGGAACAGTTACTTTGGCTCAAAATGGGAACTTTCTGAAATTTCGTGGTGGGACGTTCGGCACCTACACCAATTATCTGTACAAAAATGTAACGTCTTATTCAGAATGGATGGACAATTGGGTGAAAGTAAGTGTGGATTCTATCGGGACGGCATTCGGCGGATTGACGTGGGGCAAGGGCGCAGGTGGTAATCCGTTATTGGGCGCGATTGATTTGCGAACCACAAGTTCTCATAACTTAACTATTGTATCCGCCGGTACTGTTGTAGCGACTAAGACACCCGCTACACTTGCTCCCGCGCAGGGCGATACGCTTACCTTGCATTGGTATATCCATCAAGATACTGTACGGTTTGCAGTCTATGATCAGACATCGTCCGTTAGCGATTCCGTACAATATGTATTCCCGTCCACAACTTTTAACGATGCAACTACGGGCACCTACCCAACTTTTGGGAATTATACATTAGGGTCTCAAGCTGGTGCTTACACGATGGTTTATCAATCCGTAGTAACCGATAACCCGTATAGGTCGATTTTAGCGGTTTTGGGCCATTCAATAGTACAAGGGTATGATGGTGGGTCGTTCGCTAATAGATTGTCGGAACGTCTAGCAGCTACTTATGGGTATGTTCCCGCCTTTGGCTCATCTGGCGATGTATTTGCAAATGTCGAAGCTCGATTAATGGATGTTATCCGTATTCAACCGCGCAATGTCGTTATTTATATTGGATGTAATGATGTTAGAAATTTGATAACGGCGGGATGGACAACGCCACAGATTTTGGCGTACATAAAAGTTCAGATGGGTGCTTTGTTATCCAGACTGCAACGGGCTGGTATATGGCCGATTATTATATACACGCCTGAGACAGGAACAGCGGCAACACAACAATATGAAGCCGATAGCCTTTTGAGAGTTAATTGGCCGCAATACTATTGCGCGGTTTACGATACGATTGCGTCGAATACAGCGAGTTTTATAACTGGCTCAGGCGGTATCCACTTGTCTTCATCCGGCATGGCAGCAGCAGTTGCCTATATGGTCAACCATGCTAATATTCAAGTCAGCACGTACGTGCCCAACCATGTAGCTGGCGGTGAAGGATACCCAACCTTTGGCGATACAGCCCAGATCACCAATACTTGGAAATTCAACACTAGCAGTCCCTTTAATAACGGGTATGGGATTGAAAATGCCGAATTTATAAATCAGGATAGCGGTGGCTCCACAAGCCCAAATGTGGTATTTAGAAAATATTCGGGGACAACGGCGGCTATTAATTTTGAGCAGATGATCTTAACGGGGTCCAATTGGGCAACTAGTTCTACTTTCGAAAGTTTCACTGCATCTGGGTTGAATGTATACAAAGTACAAGTAGATGGGAGTATATTTTTCAGCGGAACGATAACCAGTCAGAATACTGGCGTTCCTTTTAAAAACAGTAGAGGGGATACATGGACAATGGCGTATGATGCTACGTATGGTACCGGCGATAACGTTATTTGGCAATCTACTCCGGGATCAGGTGGGTATACGCGTTATGAAAGCAATGGGCCAGCAATCATCGGTTCAATCGGAGCGAATCCAATATGGTTTGATGCCAATAGGGCTCATGCAGGCAGTAGTCCGACCGGTTTCCCTTTTGGGATCACTGGCACAAATATTCCTACTTTCAATACTCCTCCCGTAATTAATAATGTCACAGTTGCCACCGGATCAATTCTTATTCAGGGAACAGATAGTGTGGTTCACAAACTTGGGATAGGTAGTGGGCTGTCTGTAGTGGGGGGTAATTTGACGGCTCCCGGTGGCGGCACTGGCGGCTCATCGCCACCATTCAACAGCGACGCATCGCATCCAATTCTTCGAGATTTTGCCGACACTACTAAATTGTTGGATTTTAATATTAGCGCGTTAACTACCGCTTCTACAACGACGATAATTGTTCCTAATGGTGGCGGTACAATGGCTTTTATAAATACGAATCAAACGTTTAGTGGCAGTAATACATTCACTCCTTCTCAGACGTTTAGTGGCGGCCTAACTGCCGGAAGCGTTACCAACAATACGACGATAACGGCCAGCAATAGCCTTACTGGAACGAATGGACAGCCCGTATTGCAGCTTAATTCTACCTTAAACGACGGAACTACTATAGCCACAGTAATTGACCTATCGGCGACCAATACAGCCACTAATGCATCAAGCATGCTTTTTAGATTGCGAAGCGGTAGCGCTGGAACCACGGATGAATTTCATATATTGATGGATGGCTCCGTTACTAGCGCAAGCGGTAATTTTAATACTAGTGGCACTACTTTAACTTTAGCCAACAATCATACTAATTCTACTCTTACTTTTGGCTCAACGTACGGAACGAATGATAATCTAGTACAAGGTCGGCCGGGAGCAGGGACGGGATATAGTGTATTTGAAGATGGAACAGGCATAGGGGTTATAATAAGTGGCGTTGGCGTACATCCGATAAAATTCGCACCAAATAGAACGGTAGTGGCGCAGTTTTTTGGAGGAACTAATTTTGCCGTCGGTTCGACAACAGATAATAACGCTTTTATACAAATTGGGGCCAATACCACTACGAACGCATCCATGTTTTTTAATGGGGCAGCATCAGATGTGACAAGCCCAACTAATGGCATGATGTGGTATAATTCATCTACTCATGCACTTAATTTTAGGGACAATGGCGCAACTTTAAATTTATTGGCTGGTAGTTTTTACAATACCGTACAAGCTAATACAAGTGCACAAACACAGCGGCCTAATCTTAATTTTAAATCAGACTTTACCGTTGCTGATAATAGTGGTAATTCTTCTACTGATATAAGCATTGCTTCTACGAAATTAAGCTCAGGTGTTTGGACACCAACGGTGACCGCCGGAACTAATGTATCTGCCGGAAGTGGCAATAAGTGTACCTATACCAGAACGGATAGTATTGTGACCTTTGCTGGCAGTATAAATGCGACTATTACTTTGGCCGCAACGGCTTCTTCTGTAACGGTATCTTTGCCAATAGGAAGCACCTTTACTGCCGCTACGGACGCTAATGGCGTTCTTGGTTCAAATACGGCACTTAGCCTAAACCCAGAAAATTTAATCGCTAATACATCTACTAACACATTAACGATAAACTTCGGATCTGGTTCATCTACTGGCGGGTATGTAATATATTTCAGCGGCCAATATACAATTCATTAAATATGCGGAATGCTCTTGCAATATTATTTTTTATTCCCCTTTTTACACAAGGGCAATGGGTTCTCAACTCGGACACCGTTGATCATATTTCATTGGCTGAATATTGTAATTTGGCATATAAGGCTTCTACACATCAGGTATATAACAACCTTAATGTCGTACCTCAATTATGTACAAATCAGGCATCTTATATGTCTGAAATATTTGCAGGCCCACATGACGCAATAGCTATATCTCCTATCGCCGCCGGTAACCTTTACATTTTCGGAAGCGTATTCGGGGGGAACGGGAATTTTCAGCATATAACCGTAGATAGTGCTGGCAACGCTCTTCCGCCGGTTACGGGGGCCTTATGCACTGCAAGTAATACCAGCCCTTTTTGGACAGATGTTATTTGGACAACCGACAGCACGACCGGAAGACAAGTTGGGATTGCAGGAGAATTGGCTGGTGGGATGCACGGGAATGGAACCGATATATCCGTTAATCAAACTTCATGGGTGTGGGCAACGTTTCCCAATAATACGCATATTGTAAAAGTGGTTGGCCAATACGTGCTTTGGGCTCTCGATAGCAAAGGGAATGTATGGAGTTGGGCCGGAGCAAATAATAAAGCACAATTACAGCGGGGGACTGTCCCATCAGTCACTTATAAATTACCGGATAAGATAACATTGCCTGCCGGCAGATTCGCTATTGATATTTGCAATTCTGGCCCATTTGGCGTTATTTTATTGGATGATGGCGAAGTATTAGGCGGCGGGGATCATCCAAAATATTGGGGAGGCGCTAGTGCATCTACATCCAATACACCACAGAATTTTTCTGCATTTTTGACAGCATCCGCCGGAATAGACCCCGCAACAAGTCAGTCTTTCGTCCCTGCAAAACTATTCTCCAATTCAAGTAATGTTTTTTATATCGGAGCGGATTCTACTCTAGTATCTAGCGGAGATAATGTATGCGGCTCTATAGGTAATGGAGTTATGTTCTCAATGAATAATTATAGAGTGAGCCCGCCGCCAAATGGATCAACCCCTCAACCTTATGCCTATGATAATGGGTTAGAGGAATTCATGCAATATACACCAGTACGAATATGTAAAGGCGCTCACAATTGGGTAGTTGGGTATATGGGGCCATCCAATTGCTGGAATGCTAATTTCGTTAATAATATTGGTCAAACATTTGTATGGGGAAGGGGTAAATCTATGCAGACATTCGACAATCGAGCCTCTTGTAATTATGTATTAGGCGGTCTGAATGGGACATACCCAGACATGATAAACATGCCATATCCAATACAGATTTCCCCGTTTACTATTACATCAGGAACCCTAATTACTCCCACTTGTTTTTATTGTATCGCCAATCCGGGCGCGTTAAACTGTAGTCAAGGAACAAGCTGTTATAATGGCGCATTGGCCGCTCCAGTTATACATACATCTACTCAAAATCTTTCATCCAAAACAACCACGGCATCAATTACGCCATCAATTACCTATGCGTCTGGATCAAAAGAACTTTTCAATATAGTCACTTTCCAATCGGGTCCCACCACTCCGATACTCCCATTTAATACGGGCAGTACGATAAATATTTCAGGGCTTACAACCGGCACCTATATATTCAAAGATAGCTCAACGGATATCATGTGGAAAACATCAGTTGCCTTTGATACGATTGTGATCGGCAATTCAAATACTGTTCCATCGCCTTTACCGTTTAGAGCTATAGCCTCTATCGATACCACTTGGAACAGAATGGTAATATGCCCTTCTGCCGCGTACGTAAATATAGATACATTATCGATGCCGCCTAATAGTTCAGGGACATTCGATATCTGTTATTACTCTTACGACACCGTTCAAAACTTTACGGGAAGCGGGAAGCAAACGATCATGGTCAATAGGTTCCAAACTATTTATTCAGAACCATACGTAGCCTATAATAGTCCCTATATTACCTCAGGCATTAGTACCCATCAATCAGGATATAATGTGAGTTTGATAAATGGATTGCCAATCATCCGCGTTTCCGGATATGGACCCAAAAATCCTATTCGATGGCATGTGGTAAAAGACGCTAAAATATCATCATTGTAACCTATGGAAAGTGTTTTATTACAATATGGAGTATTGGGTGTCGCCGTACTTGCCATGGGTATTTTCATTAGACAGATGATGAAAGATGGCAAAAAGGAAAGAGAAGACAGCAATAAAGAGCGAAAGGAAATGTTTGATCGCGTTACCGACGTGATGGACGAAAACAATAAAGTATTAAGAGAGCATTCTAGCATATTGTCCTCTCTAAAAACTTTGCTCGAAAACAGAAAATGAGAATGTACGAAAATTTTTACTTTAACGAAATATTATTTGCTGTCTTATGGGGAATAGCGGCTTTTGTTTGCAAGGAGTTTATTATTTCGAAAGACGGTCAATTGAGAAAAATAATGATCGCTTATTTTGCATGGGAAGCGTTTACGTATATAGCATACGGGGTAGATGCCGCCGCTGCTCATTATCATTGGCCGCGTCTTTCGTATGATCTGTTCCGTGTATGCATACTAGCACCCAAAGCGGTGATAAAAATATGGTTGCTCAGTTGGTTTATTTCTAATAAATAAAAATAGCTATATTTACACAAGCTAAAATCCACTTAAAATGAGCCCTTTTTGGCAAGAAATACTTGGCAAGAATGATCCCGGTGTATTGGGAGCCGCCTTCGCCTTCGCCCTATTGGGGCACTTTTTAGTCCTTTTGGCGGGAACGACCCTGCGCGATCCGCAATCGCCTTCCAGTCCGCAAAAATGGTCGTTCTCCTATCTCCTTTTAGACAACGCTAAAAGAAGTCTTTTTGTCCTCATACTTATTGTCGTTTCTCTCAGGTTTAGTCCAGACCTGTTAGGTCAGCAACTAAGCCCTTTTACCGGTTTTTTGGTCGGTATCGGATTAGATGGGATCGCATTAACGATAAAACAAAAAACGAAATTCTTTGATCCAAAGTGACTAAGATTTTACCCATATTATATGTAGTGATTGGAGCAATTGTTTGTTTCTTGGTCATGCGTCAATGTTCGGCAAAACCACCATTGCCAGATAATACAGCCAATCAAAAGTATATCGATAGTCTAGTAAAATTAAATAGAGACAGCGCTGTATTGCCCTACAAAGATTCTATTGCTGTCAAAGATAAAAAAATAGATTCCCTTCAGATTATTGTTAATACAGACCGGTATAGCGGATTGGTAAAAGAAAACGAGATAGTTGGGCTTATCTCAGACTTGCAGCGGCTAAAAGAACAGAAAGATACAATAGGGCAATTAGCGGCGTGTGACAGTCTGCGTATATCCGCAGAACAAGGATTAGCGTTAGTTAAACAAGTGACAAAAGATAGGGATAATTTAGATTCAGCCTATCGTGCAAAAATCGGTCTGCAAGATTCGGCAACTTCTCGTTTATATGGCATGTACAACTCAGCCAGTAATGCACTTTTCCAATGTGGGCTAAAGTACGATCAGTTAAGCGCGTTATACAAAAAATTTAATATTCCCGCGAAACATTGGTCAGTAGGGCCATCGGCGGGGGTAACTGTATTTGATGGAAAACTAGCGCCATTTGTTGGGATTGGCGTAACCTACTCAATCATAAAATTCTAATTACTATGAATGAAAAGAGATTGTTTACCAATAAATCATATCCACGGCCATGGGAAATTTATTATGGGAGCGCATACGAAAAGCAATTGAGTTTGCCTTCTCGAAACAGCTTAAAGAAACTATTGGGGGGATGTGTTTGGGTTTTTTTGTTTGTAGTGATTGGGTACTTGCTGACGCGGGCGCTTGGATTTCTTCCCACGTGGGCTCATTGTAATCATCACCAAAGGAGTTTTTTGTTCGTCCCTATCAGCAGTAGCGACGAATACGGTCTCTTATCTTTATAAAAAATACATCTTAAAAATTGATCAACATGATCCCCCACGACAAAGACAAAGACGAAGAAAAAAAGCAGCATGAGCATCCATCGCCGCATCCTAAACCAAGCTCAGAACCTCCTGTTGAAAATCCGCAGCAAGATGATAGCGGTTCTAATCCGGGGAATCCTCCCCCTCCGCCACCTCCTGCGCCAAGCGAAGATGCTGGATAAGGTGGTAAGGAGGTGTATTTTGCTTATCGTCATTGGCCTGTTGTTAGAGGAGGCTCCGTCGATGGTAATGGATTTCTTACCAAGATGGGCTAAAACGGAAGGAGATTGGTTTTTAAGGCCAACCTTTCATTACTCTGTGCAACACGCGTGGATGCTTAAATTTATAACCGATAGTTTATGGGATGTAATTCGAGCTTATATCATTTGTGTCTTAGCTAAGAGGTATAGTATGTTTCTGTTTTATGTATGTGTTCTTTACTTCGGGTATGAAATAGTTGGTTTTGTAATGCTGTTTTGGGATTTTAAAACTAACCACGCGCTATTTTATTACATATTGATATTGGCTTGGATTATATTAGAGGGCCTAGTTAAACAATATAGCCCAGAGACTATAGGAAAAGTTAAAAGTCTGTTTTAATGGAACAATGGGGAATAATAAAAGAAATGAATGGTTTCTTTGAAGTGTCATCTGAGGGTAGGGTTAGGGGGCGTCATAGGGAATTTGTAAATAAAAAGAACGCAAGACAAGTGGTAAATGGATCGATGTTGACACCCGCTATAGATAGATATGGGTATATGAATGTTACGTTAACTATATGCGGTAAAAAACACTATAAACGAGTGCATAGGTTAGTTGCGGAGACATTTATTGCTAAGCCAGATGGGAAGAATGTCGTTAACCATAAAAATGGGATTAAGACAGATAATAGATTGGATAATTTAGAGTGGGTTACAGACATTGAAAATTTATCACACGCTCATCTGGCATTAGGGTATAAGTCTAAATTTGGTATTCCGATATTACAATACGATATGAATGGGGATTTAGTAAAAGAATGGGAAAATATGGCTGCTGCTCAAAAGAATGGTTTTTTATCAAGCGAAATATGCACATGCGCCCAAAACCAGAATTTGACACATTATGGGTATAGGTGGGCTTATAAAGGTAGCCAGAATGTATTAAGTAAATTTCCTGAATCTAGGTTAGAGTCGTATAAAAGAAGGGATAAAAATAGGACTAAAGTCAACCAACTATCACCTAATGGAGACTTTATTAAGAAATGGGAGAGCATTTCAGAGGCTAGCAGAGCGTTAAAAATGTCCACTTCCGGGATTTCAAATGCCGCAAAAGGTAAAAGAGTAATCTGTGGTGGGTTTAAATGGGAATATATTTTAGTCATCAAAAAATAAATTATATGAGTACGTTTGGATTGATCTTAATTGGTGTGCTATTTGTCGCGTGGGGTATCTTTATGTTTTTTGTTGGAGCAAACAATCCGCCTGCCAGCATTCGCAGAAAGATCGTTCAAAAAGCTCAGGATGCATTGAACAAGATCAAAAATGCTTAAATGAAATGGGAGGATACTTTTTGGAAAGTATGCCATGTGGTGGCACTTATATTCGCTGTGTTGGCCTTGGCATATTTTATCTATAGTATCCCAGATAGAGAAACATTATATCAAATTTATGGAGAATGAGTGCAATAACTGATCAGGAAAGAGATGCGGAGGTTGAAAGATCGCTTGATGAATTGGAGAGAATGATATATTCCCCTGAGCCATCTATTTACGGCATTCGTAATTTAATAGATTTTAAGATTTATGTTGGCAGTACAAAAAATATGAGGCAAAGGGTTAGGAGACATCGGTACGATTTAAAGAAGGGGGTTCATAAAAATCCACATCTTCAAAATGCTTACAATAAGTACGGGAAGAGGAATTTTGTTTATTTTTCATTGCAGAAATGGGATATATTTTCTTTGAAAGATGCAGAACAACATTGGATAGATTTTTTTAAATCATATGATAGGGAGTTTGGCTACAATCATCAGCCCGCAGCTTATTCTAACAAAGGAGTTAAACTAAGCGAAAAGACAAGAAAAAAAATAGGAGACTTCTTCAGGGGTAAGCCGAAAACAATAGAACAAAACAAGAAAAACGCAGATGCTCATCTTGGGTCAAAAAACATTAATTACGGGAAGCCTATATCAGAAAAATTAAGTCGCGCTATTGCGGCTGCCAATATTAGGGGGAGGCAAAAATTTAAGTTTTTAAATCCTGATGGGAAATGGATTGAAATAGTTGGTCTTCAATACTTCTGCAAACAAAATGGACTAAGTGCTGCTGCTATGAGCCAAGTATATAATGGGAAACAAGGAAACCATCAAGGATGGAAAAGCGAAAAAAGCCTAATTCGTAAACAAAGGAAAATATACAAAAAAAGTGGACACAGAATCAATAAAGAATCTAACAACCCTACACCCTAGATTTAGGGCATCCGCTATTCAAGCATGGACGGAAGCGCAGGCCGCTATGCCGGATAATGTACAGGTTGTCGTTATCCAAGGGCTAAGAACATTCGCCGAAAGCGATGCTTTATATGCTCAGGGGCGAACAGCGCCGGGGCCAATAGTCACTAAGGCTGCTGCTGGTCAATCATATCATAATTATGGGTTGGCCTTCGATTTTAAAATGATAACAGATGGTAAAGAAGACGATGTAGTAGGACCGCATTGGATGATCGTGGTAAAGATTATGAAGGCGTATGGAATGACATGGGGAGGGGACTTCCCAGAAGGTTTCCATGACAATCCTCACTTCGAAAATAAGTTTGGGCATAATTGGCGAGACCTATTGGCCCTCTATAACTCAAAAACATTCATTCCAAACACGGAGTACGTTCTTATTTAAAGAAGCGGTGTTTATCGTGGTTCATCTAGGCCCGTGCAATTAGAAATAGTTGTCGGGCCTCTTTATTTGCCTGATTTTCAGTCTTAAAAAATATTTGCAAATACCGGAAGTACGTATTACCTTAGCTCAATGAAGAAAGATGAAAAGAGAAAAGTACGAAGTTACAAAGCTCGGGATGAAGCGTACAAAAATGCCGTCCGAGAGGCAACGAAACGGAAGCAAAAATTAGCTACAGAGGTAGAGCGATTCATAGAACAGTATTCTGAACTTTACGATTATATCAGTAGATAGGATTATGAAAACACTCGAACATATTTGCACTGCTCTTTGGGGGATTTCAATGGTTGGTGAAATCGTAACTATTTTAATAACCTGTTTTACGGGGGTAACCGATCTTATCAGATCATTTGCGATGGCGTTTGGGATATTATTTTTAATCTCCGTTCTTTTCGCTTTAGCTATGGCGGAAATGGAAGACGAAATGGAGACGAAGCGGAACGATAACTTTTAATAAAAATAAACAAATGATACGTTTTATTAAATCCTTATTTCATGCTCTCCTATCTTGGGATGAGTGGATGAATTATAAATCTTAATCTATGTTTTGGAAAATAATTGCATGGGCTTGTCTATTAGGATTTGGGGCCGCTACTTGGGGCGCTTTGCAATACAAGCAAGAAAGAGATACGGCACGGGAAGAATGCCTTTATAGGGCATCTATTCAAAAAGGATTGGAACAAGCCGCGGCGGATGTCCGGCTACTCGAAATATGTCGGGTATGCACTGATAAATGTTTTTTAGTTTTCGAATGGTACGATCAATAAGTTCCCCTATTTCTATAGAGTGACTTTTAAAAAGAAAAAAGTTCTTTCAAAATATTGCGGGGTGGCGGAGATATAAACGCGACCATACGGAGAACCGGGTAAAGCCGCTCAAAGTAGTGCTTTCCGTAAATCCCTATAGGGTGAAGCGGATAGAAGGGGACAATAAGCCGGTTCACGGGAAGCCCTTTCAATTGCAGGAAGAACCGCTCACACGGCCTGATCCTGCCCCCGCAAAACTTACTGGCGATATTGCCAGCATTATGGTCAAAGCATCTTAACAGACGGGAATGGTTTCTACCGCTTCCAGCTTTAACCAATGATTTATGTGTATGTCTCATTCAATAGAATGGGTCGAAAAGTTTAATGGAACAGACAGTGGGCGGTATTCTTATCGCTCACTTTATCTAAAAAATAAATCACCATGATAAAAAATGTAACTAAGCCAGCATTGGAGATAATAGGGTGGATAGCTGTTTTTCTTTTTCTGAAGTACTTACTAACTTAGTGCTCTATATGGGTTTTTTATTTTCATTTTGTACGGTAACGAGGGCCTTTTTTAGGGCCCTTTCTTCATACGAAAAAATCCGAACTTAGAAAAGTCCGGATTATCAAAGTAACCGTATGAAAATGAACCATCAAACCAATCCTTATTTCTCCAATAGGGATTTAATTATTTGTATCGTCTCATCGCCAACGACATCGGATATCATTTCCGGATTATGATGATAAGAATCTAAAATGTCTTTGGCTATTTTAAGTGTAGGCTTTTTGTTTTCGAGTGCTACATGGATGCTAAGCCCGATTATTGTGTCTGGCATTACATCATGGAGCCTTACATCCAAATCAATTATTTTGAATGTACGCGCCAGATCGGGGAATGAGTTATATGTTTTCATATATTTTCGGATTTAATGACTTCTTTTACTGGCCCATACGTCCCATGAACTGAATGATGTTCTTTTAGACCGGCAAAATATACTTCCGCTTGCTCTTGTGTGCTAAAACACTCGGATACGACTTCTGAGTCTTTATCGTCGGTCGCTTTTACAAAGTATGATATTTGAGGTTTGCCAAAATCATCCTTTAAAATTGGCATCCTTCCAGTCATTGTGAATTTTACTATTTCAAGTTTCATGATTATGATTTTTTAAAGTGTGTATTTATTCCCTCTGTAGTTATAAGTAGCTCCGGGTATGATGAAAAATAAGTCCTCTTTTTCAGCAACTAATCCTTTTTTCTTTAGCTCCATGCACAACTTACTATCGCCTGTCATTGGTCTATATCCCTGTCGGGAGGCTTTTATATCTTGCAAAATAAAATTCTGATAGAATGTTAATGTACGTGTAGGCATGGTTTTATTTATTAGCTTCCTCAAGTACGGATTTAGCAATGTTTACCGAGCATCTTGCTATTTCAGCGCCTTCTTGTTCCTCATTTTCGTAAGCGCCTGCGGCAATATATCCCTGAGCTATCATAAGAGAGGCTAGTTCAAGTTTAGTGAAGCCGTCGTCCTTAGTTCTTATTTCGACTATTCCATCGAATAGTCTGGATTCTATTGTAGGATGGGCTGGTTGTTTTAGATTATCCATTGGTTATAATAGTTTTTGCCGCCAAAAGCCGGGCCTAAAAGGCTGACCGGCGTGGCGAACTGCTTTCCACGTTAGCGGATAGGAGTAATATCTTGTTTATGTTAACCTTCGAATAATATCCCCGCCATAGGCGTTTTTGGTCAATTCTACGAACTCTTCGCGGGTCATATCGGACTCCAATAGTATCCCGTGTTGGGATACCCAAAGGTCTTTACCTGTCTTACATGATCCGGTTAATAGGCTATGCCATTCGTAGAAGAGAGAGGCGGCGTATTTTACCCCCTTTTTGAATTGACTCTTAAACTGTTCGATCTTTTCATCCACGCTCTGGTTAGATATCCATTTCTGTAAAGCCTGTTCGGTGGCTTCTTTGATGGTCTTTCCGTGGGCGAAGAATCCTTCCTTTTTAGCGACGTACATTTTTATCGATTCGAAGGATGCAACATTAATGACATCAACTAAGGCACAATCCCCCTTTATGGATCGGATAACACAAGGAATGCCATCAATGTAATGAACAGGTTCTTTTTTGTAGAGGGATATTTTTAAGCCGTAGCCGTCGCCGTCGCCGTTGCCGTTGCCGTTGCCGTAGCCGTTGCCGTTGCCGTAGCCGTTGCCGTAGCCGTTGCCGTTGCCGT